CGATTCAGCAAAACTTAAAACACCCGGCGCTACTCTGAAGCAAGTAAGAGATATTGTCAACAAGGGTGCCAAACCTGCTGAAGCAATGCCAACAATGGCAGGTGGAGCGGTTAAGGAAGAAGAGGAGTCCGAAGTTTCTGATGATCAGGAAATCGTTTCTGAAGAAGAAGTTACTGAAGAGGAAGAACTCCGTACCGAAGTAGAAAACGAGCTTTCAGAGGATTCTGAAGAAGAAGTTGCTGAAGAAGTTGTAGAGATCGACATCGATGCTGATGTTGCTGCTCTTCTCCAGGGCGAAGACCTCTCTGAGGAATTCCAAGAGAAAGCAAAAGTAATCTTTGAAACTGCAATCAACGCAAAGCTTGCTACCATCCGTGAGGAAATTGAAGCATCTTATGCGACTGCAATCGAAGAGCAAGTTGCTGAATTTAAGAGTGAACTCACTGAAAGAGTTGATTCTTATCTTGAGTATGTATCAACTCTCAGTCGAAGAAGGACTTAAGTCTGAAATGTCTGAGTCATTCCTCTCCGGTATGAAGCAACTTTTTGAAGAACATTATGTATCAATCCCTGAAGAGAAATATGATGTACTTGAGAGCATGGTAAATAAACTTGATGAAATGGAAGGAAAACTCAATGAGCAGATCGACAGAAATGTTGCTCTGAATAAGAGACTGGCAGAATCCGTTACCGATGGAATTCTCAGTGATGTTTCTGAAGGACTTGCAGTCACTCAGAAAGAAAAACTTGCCTCTCTTGCCGAAAGTGTTGAGTTTGAAAGTGAAACCGAATACCGTGAGAAACTGGTAACTTTGAGAGAAGCATACTTCCCTTCAAAGCCCGCTAGTGCTCAACACAGAGATTCTTCTGAATATATGGCAGAAGAAGCAACCATGAACCAGGAAGTTTCTGGTTATATGGGTAGTTATCTTACTGCTCTTCAAAGAGTCACTAAAAAGTAAGTTTTACATTATAACATAAACCCTAACACTTTTTAAAAGAGGTAAATTCAATGCAAATGTTCAATGCTGAGCATCTGCAGGAGAAGTGGGCACCATTACTCGATTATGACGGCGCTGATAAAATCACCGACTCACATCGTAGAATGGTCACCGCAGTTCTCCTGGAGAACCAAGAGAAGTTCCTTGCAGAGGAGCAATCATTCCTTTCCGAAGCACCAACCAACGCTGCTAACGCTGCAGGCGCATCTGGTGGATTCGGTGGCGAAGCAACCCGTAGTGGTCCAGTTGCAGGTTTCGACCCTGTTCTGATCTCACTGATCCGTCGTTCAATGCCAAACCTGGTCGCATATGACCTGGCTGGTGTTCAACCAATGAACGGTCCTACCGGACTTATCTTTGCAATGCGTTCTCGTTTCACCTCTCAGAGTGGAACCGAAGCATTCTTCAATGAACCAGATACCGGATTCTCTGCACAGAGAGAAGGTAATGATGCCACCCAAGGACCTTACACCACTGGTTCTGATGCTGATTCCGTTGGTTTCGGTACTGCCGGTGCTCAAATTGGTACTAACCCAGGTGCTCTGAACCCACAGTCTAACGCTAATCAGGGTGCATATACAGTTGGTCAGGGTATGACCACTGCTAATGCTGAAGGTCTCGGTGAATCTGGTAATGCTTTCAACGAGATGGCATTCTCGATCGAGAAAGTCACCGTTACTGCCATGAGCAGAGCACTGAAAGCCGAGTATTCACTGGAACTGGCACAAGACCTCAAGGCTATTCATGGTCTGAATGCTGAGGCTGAACTCGCAAATATTCTCTCTACTGAGATTCTTGCTGAGATCAACCGTGAAGTCATCAGAACCATCTACAAGACTGCTGAGTCTGGTGCTACTCTGAATACCGCAACTTCTGGTACTTTCGACCTCGACGTTGACTCTAACGGACGTTGGAGTGTTGAGAAGTTCAAGGGTCTCATTTTCCAAATGGAAAGAGATGCTAACCAGATTGCACAGAGAACTCGTAGAGGAAAAGGCAACATGATCCTCTGCTCTGCAGACGTTGCCTCCGCACTCACCATGGCCGGTGTACTCGATTACACCCCTGCTCTGAATGCCAACCTCAACGTAGATGACACTGGTAACACCTTTGCTGGTGTACTCGGTGGTAAGTTCCGTGTCTACATCGATCCTTATGCTGCTAACAATGCTGCTAATCAGTATTACGTAGCTGGTTATAAGGGCACCTCACCTTATGACGCAGGACTCTTCTATTGTCCTTATGTTCCTCTCCAAATGGTTCGTGCCGTTGGTGAGAACACCTTCCAGCCAAAAATCGGGTTCAAGACTCGTTATGGCATGGTTGCTAACCCATTTGCTGAAGGCACCAATACAACCAACACTGGTCGTATCACTGCTAGCAGCAACCGTTACTACAGACGTGTTAAGGTTGCTAACCTTATGTGATCTAAATACTTCCGTCCGTGTGAAGGAAGTGAGAGGGGTCTTCGGACCCCTCTTTTTTTATCTAAATAAAAATAAAAACAATGGCAAGTGGATTTCCAAAACAGATAGCAAATAGAAATTTTCTTGCTCCTGTTGGATTTAAATTTACTTTGGCAAAAGAACCCAAAGTTGACTTTTTCTCAAACTCATGTAGAATACCTGAGATTAGTCTCGGAACTGCTATTCAACCAACATATCTGAAAGATATTGATGTTCCTGGAGACAAGTTATCTTATGGTGATTTTTCTTTTAGATTCCTTGTTGATGAGAATCTGGAAAATTACATGAAGATTCATAATTGGTTAACTGGATTAGGGTATCCGGAAACGACACAACAATATAAAGATTTGACAACTAATGTTGATGGTGTTAGAGATCCTAAAGAAGCATTTAGTGATGGAAATCTCCACATCTTGAATAGTAATTATAGAGATATTGCTATTGTAAAATTTAATGATTTGTTCCCAGTATTTCTCACACCTTTAGAGTTTACCGCAACAGAAACTGACATAAACTACTTTACAGCAGAGGTCACTTTCAAGTATACTGTATACAATGTAGTAAC